CACAGACAAGGCGATAGCAGAGTTCGAGGCGTGGTGGGACAGGCAGCCTCACCGCGAGCAGTTCGAGGACGTGAAGGACCAGATGCGGAATGTGTGGCTGGCGTCGCGGCGGGAGCTGGTCGTGACCATTGAGCCGGGCGACTGCTTCAGCCCGAACGAATGCGGTGACTTGGCCATATGGCGTGATGACGCGAAACGCCTGTTCGAGGCAGCCGGCGTAACGGTGAGGGGGTGAGAGATGTTCATGACTCCGCAGGAAGTGGCGGACCTGACCGGCTACCAGAAGCCCAGCAAGCAGATTGCCTGGCTGACGGCTGAGAGATTCGGGTTCGTAGTTGGCGGCGACGGGCATCCCAAGGTGCTGCGCGACGTTGTATTGTCGCGCCTTGGAGCCGTCAGATCATCAAAGAAGGAGCCGCAGCTTAGGCTGACGGGGTGAGGACACGAACATGCGCCCGAGGAAGAAGGACCGGCATCTGCCGGCGTGCATGTACCCGAAGCACGGAGCGTACTATCTGGTGCGTAATGGGAAGTGGGAGCGACTGAGCGCGGATCTGCAGGAGGCTCTGCTGATCTACGCCAAGCGCATCGCGGCAGGGAAGCAGGGCGGCATGCCAGGGCTGATTGATCGAGCACTCGCCCATCACCGCAAGAGGATCAGCGAGAACACCGCCAAGCAGTACGAGGCAGCGGCCGAGAAGCTGAAGACGATCTTCGCCGAGTTCGAGCCGCACCAGGTGCTGCCAAAGCACGTCGCCGCGGTGAAGATGGACCTGGCCGACACGCCAAACATGTGCAACCGGATCCTGTCGTTCCTGCGTATCGTGTTCGGCTACGCGCTCGAGTGGCAAGAGGTCGACTCAAATCCGTGCATTGGCATCACGCGTCATGCTGAGGGCCGGCGCGATCGATACATCACCGATGCAGAGTTTTCCGCGCTGCTCAACGCAGCGAGCCCCTACATTCGATCGATCCTCGAAATGTGCTACCTGACCGGCCAGCGCATCGGGGACGTGATCGCTATCCGCCTGGCTGACATCAGCGACGAAGGCGTGTCATTCGTGCAGGAGAAGACAGGCGCCAAGCTTATCGTGGCCATGACGCCTGACCTGCAGGCCGTAATCGACCGAGCGAAGGCACTGCCGCGCAAGGTCCGCACGCTGACTCTGTTCTGCTCGCGCACCGGGAAGCCGGTCAGCTATGAGACAGTCAAGGAAGCGTTTCAAGCGCTGCGTGAGAAGACTGGAATCCATGACGTGAAGATCCACGACATCCGCGCCAAGTCCCTAACCGACGCCGACCGGGAAGGAAAGAATGCGCAGACACTCGGCGGTCACACGGACGCAAGGATGACGGCTCGCTACCTGCGCGGCCGGTTGCCCAAGATCGCCCAGGCGCCGCGTATGCCTTCAAATATAAAGAGGAAGACCATATGACCCGAGCCCTACCCCGGTGCGTATATTTGAAGCACGGCTCTTACTATCTAGTGAAAGACGGGACCTGGCATTTCCTTACGAAAGACCCTCGCGGAATTAACGAGCAGCTTTTCTTGAGGTTCGGGTTCGTCGACGGAATGGTGCCTTATGGCGGATCAAAAAGACCGTGCGGATTGGCAAAGGAACGGGGCTCACGCAGAAGCGCCATCGATTCTTACATGACCAATGTGCTTGCCCGAGCCAGGCAGAATGCCAAAGGCAGAGGGAGGATCCGAGAGTTCACTCTCACTCCTGAAGAGACGCTTCAAAAGCTCAAGGAATGCAAGTATCGGTGTTCAGTAACTGGCGTTCCGCTGTCCCTCGAAGTCCTGTCTCGCGACGGAAGAAAGCCGTTCGCGCCAAGCATCGATCGCATAGACAACGAGCGAGGTTACACCGCCGATAACTGCCGAGTCGTATGCCTGGCGGCAAACATTGCCATGAACACCTGGGGAGACGAGGTGCTGCTCACCATGCTCAAATATGCAAAGAACCTGCAACGTATTGGACAGCGGCAGGACCAAATAGACAGCGAATTCATAAGTACCTGAATGCAAAGCGATATTAAGCACACGCCTGTAATGCAGCAATAGTGTAAGAATCAGGCCGCAGGCCGCGCAGAATCAGCGCTTCAGCGATTAGATGTCTAAAATACAACCGTTACCTAGCGCCTCTACAGGCCAGAAAACACGCGGCACGCTGACCTAGTATTAGACAGCCAAGGAGGCACGATGCCCGTCCGGATCATCGTCTGCGGAGGCCGCGACTACGCCGACCGCGATCACGTTTTCAGGGTGCTGGACAAGATCCACACCTTGCGCAGCATCTGCGAAATCATCCAGGGCGATTGCCCGACCGGAGCCGATCGTTTCGCAAGGGAATTGGCGCTCAACAGAGGCCAGCCGTTCACCCGATGCCCGGCCGAATGGGAGAAGTACGGCAGGCGCGCCGGCCCGATCAGGAACCGGCAGATGCTTGAGCTTAAGCCAAACGGCGTGGTCGCCTTCCCGGGCGGTCGCGGAACGCTCGACATGATCACCGCAGCACAGGAGGCCGGAGTCCCGGTCTACCGTCCTCGCCCGTCCGGGCAACTCTAATTCCCCTTCACTGCGTCATAAGCTTTCTCGCACGCCGACCCAGCTATTCCTCGCTCGTCGGCGACTCCAGCATAGAGTTGAGCAGCCTCTCCAACCCGGCCGAACACGTCGGCTCGCACTCGGGCGGCGTCTTCGGCTGCCTGGCTGAGCTGGGCAGTGATGGCATTGCCGGCGTCACGACTGCGTTGCTCAGATGCTGCGAGGCGCAACTTGAGCCGCTCAAGAGCACTACCAGCGCGCTCAGCATCAGTACGCGCTGCAGCCAGTTGTTCCTGTGCCTCTGCATCTGCCTTCTCCGTTTCGGCTTGGCGCCGCTGGTTTTCCTGAATCACGAACAGCGCAGCGCGGCGGTCGCGCTCGCTGACTTCGGTGCGGTAGGAGGCCAGATCGGTCCTCGCCTGAGCGGCGTCAGACTGAGCCGATAGCACCCGTAGTTGCTGCCCGCCTGCCACGGCAGCCAGAGCCAGCAGCCACCAGGCCCAGCTGGGCACGAACTTCAGCCAGGCGGTCATCGCATCACCTCGCGCACGGCTGCGGCGAATCGAGCCGGCCAGCGCTCCGGATGTGGCTTGCCAGGGCGCCAGGTGCGCAGGTACAGATCCAGGCCCCCCGCGGCATCATGCTCACTTGGCAGCGGCTTCGGATCTGTCCAGAGCAGCAGTCTGGCGAACGCCGAGGCCAGCACGTCGTCACGCTCAAGCGCAGCCCATACAGAAGCTGGTTCCGGCGCAACGCCACGCGCAGCACATACGCGACGGGCATGGTAACGGCTGGACGGGTGGTTAAGCACGCCGCGCACGCCGCCCTCCTGCTCGAATTGATACAGCCCGCGGGCCGGGCCGGTCGGCCACTGGCGGCGCCGCTGCTCCGGATCTTCCTGCTGCGTGATAGCCAGCAGCATGATCTCTGCCTCTCGGCTCGACATCCGCGCAGGCAGCAGCGCGAGAGCGGGCGCTATGGCTCGCTCCCGTATTTCAGAGAGGGTCATGTGAAACTCCAGGCCATAAAAAGCCCCGACTGGCGGGGCTGTTTCGTCTTCTTAACTCTCAGCGTGGTAGCGAACGCTGGAGAAATCGACCCTTGCGTTGCTGTTGTCGCTTGTTAACCATCCTACTCGCACAGCGAGATAGAGGCTGCTTGCGGTTCGTTCGCAATAGGCCAGCTACCCCTCTGCGTAGAACGATATGGTGCCTAGGTCAGTGTTGGCCGAGCTACCACCCTGCAGCTCTGTGACTGAGACGTTACCGATGTCGTCTACCTGAAGCACCGAATATCCACCCACACCACCGGACTTGCACATAAACGTGTAGAACCGAGACGCCTCGGGGCGGAACCCGGCAGGGAGATTAAATACCAACCCGGACCCCCCTTGTGCAGCCCCGCGAATAACTACGCGGCCCAACTCGTCCCTGCGGTACTGCACCTCATTTCCGACTACACTTACCCACGTTCCCGCCAGCGGTGCTGAAATCCATCCAGTAGCCGGCCCTGTCGTGATGACGTTGTTAACGCCGGCTGTAATTTCATTGATACGCCGTCCGTACTGCGCGGTCGCCTCAAACCTATCGCTATCCTGGTAATTACCGTCGAAAACGTTCCCATAGCTCCCAGTCGATAGTCTAATATTCTTAAGGCCGTAGTTCCCATAGAAAGTGTTGCCAGTGAACCGGCATAGCTCGGCTTTCTCAACGCCAAGGACGTACGCACCAAGTGAGCTATTAGCACACGCCTTGAAGTGGTTGTTTGATATGTTGCAGTCCAGAGCGTGACTCAGTTTGATCGGGTCTCCCTTTAGCGAGAGGAACATATTCCCAGAAATAACAGCCCCATCTAGCCTAACGCTTTCAGAAACGATGCCGTGTACCCCCGCGCCGGATACGCCGCCGAAAGTATTGCCGACGACAAGCAGGCCACGCAGGTCTTGCGACGGGGAAGTCCCTAGTATTCCAATCGACGCGCAGTAGACAGGTGCCTCCACTGCGCTCCCGCAGGACACGAACGTGTTGCCGATGATTGTTGTTGGGAACTCCTCATCCCTATAATTCCGCAGATCAAGAACGATCCCGCTTCGGCCATTGAAGAAGAATGTATTTCCGGTGCAGCAGCTAATGTGGGCAGCACGAATACCTGCCGCCTCTATTGCGTCAAAAGTACAATTCTCAATCCGCTCGATGTAATCACAGTCAACTGCCGCGTACGCAACGCCTGCGGGAGAAGCAATATCCAGAAAAAAGCAGTTACTGATCGAAAGACTCCCGCTCGAGTGGAACGCACTTGAGGCAGCTGGCTTAACTGCACGAATGCCGCCTCCACTAACGGACGAGAAGAATATCCCGTTAATCTGTTGATCCGCAATGTATTGTCCGTTAGGGGTCTCATATCCATACAAGTTAAAGCAGTATTTACCTCCACCACCGAACTGCTTGATCCTACTTCCACCGTGGTTTCTTGCGTTCTCGCCTGTAATTAGCAGACCACGGGGGACACGTAGCTCCTCGGTTATTTTGTAAAGTCCGCGAGGAAAGTGAACGCGAGCGGTCGGGCCGTCGAGTGTCGAGCTGTCAAAATAACTGCTGCCAGGGTTTCGAACCCACCCATTGAACGCGCCGGCCAAGCTATCGAACGCAGCCTGGATGGCGGCAGTGTCATCCGTCACGCCGTCGCCTACCGCCCCGAAATCCCGCACGCTGACATGCTCTAGGAGCTTTAGGTCAAGCGCTCGCCGCAGCGCAGCGGCTAGCGGCTGCTTGAAAGATACGTGGCCAGCTCCATTGTCACCGGCCAGCTCCTGCCGCAGCACTGCATCACCGACCGACACGAAGTTCGGCGCATCGACTGCCCAGTTGCCGTTCAGCGGGTATGGCAGTGCAAGAGCGGCCTTGGCCCGGTAGAACTCACCGTCTTTGCGGAAGACCTGACCGAAGTTCTGCACGACGAGGCCAGCTGCATAATCGCCGATGACCTGATAGCCGAGACGGGACAGAGCCTCGGTTACCTCTGCGCGGATGCCGGCCAAGCTCTTGCGTGGCACACCTAGTCGATCTGGGTACTCAAGTTCCTGGCCGAGGCTGAACTTGTCAAGATTCTGCGCGTTGTCGTACAGATCCCGCGCGTCGGTCGAGCCAACAGGGTTTCCGGTATTGAAAGTCATGCGTTTACTCCAGGCGTGCAAATCCGCACGGCGTCCTTGCGGGCCGTGTCCGGTATGTGGGTGTTGGCTAGTGGTTAGGCGGGTGGTGTGGCGTTGTCGTAGGTGTAAACCAGCGGCGAATAGTTGACCGCCTCAACCGAGGCGCCGTCAGTCCCGCTCGGGCTGATAGACGTGATCAGCGCCGGATAGCTCCAGCGATTGACCGGGCCAAATAGCAGGTGCGGCGGCTCGATCGACCAGCTTGTGTCTGGCTCGAAGTCCAGGCCACTGATGGAAAGCCGATAGTCATCGATGCGCGTCGCGGCGTATGGCCCAGAGAGCGTGCCATCTGGTCGGCGAATACCAACCACATGCGCGCCACCGGCTGACCAGTCGAACGGCTCGGATGACTCGATGATGCCGTTGTCGTAGCTCAGCATCAGCGCGCTCTGGCCGTAGCCGGGAACGTCGTCCTGCAGCGGTACGTAGCTTAGGTATCGGCTGTTCAGCGCGTCCAGCTCAGTACCAAAGCTGTACGACCAGCGCCGATACTTCTGTTCCATTCGGCGCCGCATCCCGATGCGCCAGGCTTGCGCCCGGCCTGTCACGCCATCAAGTTTCATCTTCTCGACACGAATACCGGCATCGCCTGGCAAGCGACACTCTACGGTCTCTTTCTGCCAGGTCTTGCCGTCTGTGTATTCAACGTCGACGCCATCAAAGTCGTCAGGCTTGAGCGCCGAGAATTGCCGCGTAAGCGCCTTGGTCATGTTCTGCGGCGTGTATGGGTGCTCCATAACCGTGCGCGGCTCATCACGCACCGGACGGATCAGTCCGCGGTCGATGGTGAATTCTGCGAATCCAGCCTGCAGTGCCTCCAGCAGTGACTGCTTAACAGTACCCGCGGTCTCGATAGCGGCGTCGTAATAGTCGCCGCGAGCGGTCCAGATGGCGTGCAAGCGGTCAAGCTCAGCCATATCCAGGTCATCGTCGGTGTAGCCGATCGAGTGCGCGACATGGATAACCCACGGCACGATGTCGCGAGTCGGCGTCTCTACATCCCAAGCGCCGCCGTTTCGCACCGGCAGAACACGAGTTGCCTCAACCGATACAAGCGCCTCAGATTGCGAGGCAAGCCGATCACCGCCGCGCAAACGCACCGCCATTACCGTAACGCCTTCGTAGCTGGTCGGCGCCTGCAGCTTTGCCCGCAGACCGTACCATTGCACGCTGTCCTGAATGTTAGTGTTTGTCGACTTGGCCCCGATACGGCGCATCCGCACCTCAGGGCGCATCATTGCTGGCAGCGATTGGCTGAACGTAAATCCAACCTGATCAAGGGTCTTCTGTTTTATGACTTTTGTGGTTGATGCCCACGCCCCGGCCGCATCGAAATCTCGATACTGGATCTCTACCGTAACCGATCGCTCAATCAGCTGCCCCTTGCTGCCGATGTGAATTAGGCCGCCAGGAAACATCACGTCCCATTCAATCAGGTTTGTCGTTTCCCCCGATGGACAGGCGCAGAACGGTCCAGCCCAATCCCCCTGCTGCGTCGATGCGTCCAGCGAAATCACAACAGCTGAACTCTGTAACGGTGCAAAACCGGCCCAAGCGGTATCCGAAGCGCCCGTATCGGTCAATCGCTCAACCGCGATCGAGTATTGGCCAGCCGCAGTGATGCGGTAGCGCAACCCGGCGTAGCCAATGCCCATGGATACCGCACCGATTTTAAGCCCGGCTACCGCGCCACCGCCTACGTAGCTCAGCGTGATCTGCCCGATAGTGGATGGCGCTACTGGCGGGACGTACGTTTCGATCTGATATAGCCCGGCGTTGTCGCCTGTTATCTCGATCTGCATCCCGACAAAAGGACCAAGCTGCGTAAAGTCCCCCTCGATCACGTCGCGGCTAGCGCCACCATCTATCACTGTATATGGATAATTGGCCTCAACCCTTACGATCATTCCCGCGGCCCATCCGTCAGGGTATTGGCCGGCGCCGGTCGGGATTGAAATCGTATAGCCGCTCAACTGGTACGAGTTCGCAGACGGGACTGGGTCAACCTCATAGGTAGCTTTAAGTTCAAGGCCCGCAGTGCCTGTAGAGGTAGATCCGACTTCTGATGCGCTATGCCACCAAACTGCAGCGCTATCACCTGATACATTCGCCCCTGGCTGGTATATCTGGTACTGCGCATCAGCCCCAAGCGAGATAATCGGCGTATTGCCGACCAAGATTTTGCTTGCGGGGATGTCGTACTTGCCCTTGCCTACGCAAAGGAGCATCTCAATCCATTGCTCTCGCGGCCCTCCAAAGTAACGATGCGCGGGAAGCAGGTAGTCCGGATGGCGCTTGAAGGTGCCAGCGATTTCAGGAATCACGGCGTTAAGCGATACCTGGTTGCCTTTCGCCGTCACCAGCGAAAGGTCTTTTCCTTGCGGACGCGCCTTCGGTGTAGTTGGGGCGACTTGAGCAAACGGGTTGCCGAGCCCGAACAGCTTGGCGAGCGGGCCAGGGCGAAAAATCGTTTCGAGCGTGCTGCCTTTCGGCTCGACGCAGATCGATACGCAGTTTGCCGGCGAGAACTCCACGTCATCCCATGACGCCGGATCAATCACTTGGCCGTCAATTGTTACGCTGATCGGCGCCTTATCGCGAGCCTCGAAGCTCTGCACGTTGGCGCGCAGCCAGGCGGCCACACTCATGCGACCGTTGGTTTCGTGGCGCTCAGCCGGTTCGGCCGAAAACTTGCTCGCGTAAATCTCGATCGGCATGGTATTTCACTCGGTAATAGGTGCGTTCGAAGTCGGCGATGCGGAGCCAGCGGCAGCCGGTTTTCGGGTTGATCTCAAGGACTGCCAGCATCCCGTCCAGCTTGAGTACGACGCCGACGTGTGTGCACAGCTCGCCACTCATAACGGCAGCCAGTGCGCCGGGTATTGGCTGGCCTTCAGGCAGCAGATCGGCATAGACCCGGTATGACTTGGCCGACTCGCGCAGCCGGTGACGACTTATCACGCCGGCATCGGGCAGTGGCGGCAGGCCAAGAACCTCTTGACGCACTGCACAGGCTAACGTCCAACAGTTGTAGCGGCGCCTTCCATTGACAATTTCGCCGTTAGCACCATCCTCGTACTCGGCAAAAAGATAGTCATCCAGCATGCTCAGCCTTTAAATGAAAAACCCCGCACTAGGCGGGGTTGCTTGCTATGTACGGAGCCTTTCTCAGTCCGTGCTCTGGGTCGTACCCATGCTCTGATCTCGCGATAGTAATCGCCGATATGGCGTCTTCCTTTTCCGCGTAAACCCCTAAGGATTTGTAGATACGCTTTCCACCCTCGACAACCCATATCCTCGCGGCCCACTTTTTACAGACCCTGCTCCAGGAAACGCCAGTTGCACCTGTGCGATTGTTTCGCTGCATGCTTTTGTTTCGCTGATTGGAGCCGGTGCCATCGCGCAAGTTATTCCAGCTATTATTAGTTCCGTCGCGGTCTACATGGTCGATCTCGGCGGGAGGCTGCTCACCTGTCATGTATATCCATGCGATTCGGTGAGCCAGATACTGCTTTCCGCAAATACCGATCTTTATTCTGGTATAGCCGTTCCCCTTGCTTTGGACCGTTCCGGCACGCTTTCCGGCAAACATGGTGTTCCAAGACTTTCGGCGCTGCTCGCTTCTGAACCAATGTCTGCCGCGCTCTCTGTACACGAAAACCCCTGTTTCAGGGTTGTATTCAAAAAGCTCAACTACAACGTCGTGCGTTATTTGCATTATCCATACCCCTACAGTACGAACCCTAACTGATGAGGTGCGGCAGGCCGGTTAGGGGCCGGCTTTTCGGGAGCTACCCTAGCCGCACTTGTCTATTCTACAGGTATCTCAGGCCAGGGGAGAACGTCGTGGAGTAAACGTCGCGCGGCCACTGCCGGTTGATCAGGTCGAAGAACCCGGCCTGCAGCTGAACCGTCGAGCCATTCATCTCGCCGCCAAGGATGGTCATGCGGTACGGGCGCTCGGCCGGCTCGGACAGGTTGCTGGCGAGAAACTTCCGGTAGATCAGCGTGATGCGCTCCTCGGCATCAAGCGCCGCGTCGATCCGCTTCTGCGCCTCGCCCATGACGCCATCGACAGCAAAGTCGAGCGTCTGGCTTCCTCGGTTGCTCCGCTCTGGCTCGGCGAGTTGGAATGCTGCCGCCTCGAAGGTCAGCGGGCGCCCGTTCTCGTCGATCCCCGACTGATCCTCGAACCCCTCGCACAGCAGGATCGGCTCAGCCCACGCAGCGCACGTAATCTCCAGCGTGTGAATGATCACGTCGCCGCCCGAGGCATAGACTTGCTCGAGGATCGTCATGCTTCTGGCCACTCCCGGTTCATAGCCTGATCGAAGACGCTGGAGAGCAAGATGTATTGCGGGGCATACAGAGCCCACCCCGGCGCAACCTTCGGCTTGTCGCGCAGTTCGACGCGAGCCGTGTAGGACCAGCGGTCAAGACCGAACAGTGCAGGCCCCTGCGGGCTCTCAATGAATCGCGCATGATGCTCGGTCAGACCAATCGGGCTTCTCAGTTTGAGCGTGAACCATCCAGCCCTTGCGACATCGCTTGCCCATGCGTCGAACAGCTGGGCCTGTGGCGTCGTGAAGATCCAGCGCAGCGACACGAAAGACGGAACGCTGGTGAATCGGACGCGCTGCCGTGCCCGGCCGCTCTGCATTTCGGTGCGTACGATCTGATTCGTCGACTCGAGCGCAAAGCCTTCCCTGGTCGGGAACGGCAGATCTACTGGATACTCAATCATTGGCCGGCTCTCCGCATTCCGAATGCGCGCTGTAGCGCCTGTGCAGCAGGCCCATCGCTATAGATGTCAGCGACAAATGCCGTCACATTCCACGAGCCATCGCTGTTTTGGGTTTTCTCGACTTTCCCTGCACGGCTCGAATCCTCAACTAGGTTCACGTTGACGATCACCTCGCTTCCGCCGTCTCCACCGCTTGACAAAAAGTCCTTCAGGTCGGCGTTGGTGCGCTGGTCAACAACGCGCTCCCCCTTGTCAAGCAACCAAGTACCCTCACGAGGCACGCTGTCGATACCGTCGTGCGCCATACCTGCTAGAGACAGAGAGGCAACAGCACCAACCATCGGAGTAGTTGCTGCGATGGCAGTTGCCGCTGCAGCAGGCGCCAAAAAAGGACCGACAATCGGAATTGCAGCAGTCGAAGCGAAGGCGTTGATTGCGGCCATTTGCTGAGCCGCAAGCGCGTTGAACGTCATCGTTGATGCAGCGCTGGCTTGAACTGTCTTGCCAACCAGTAGCTGGACAGCTTGGTAGGCAATCCACTGAGCGGCCATCTGGCCGAGCGCGTTGACAACCGATCTAGCCATCGCCTCTGCAAGGCCGGAGACCGCATCGCCAAGCGATTGCGCATCGAACACCATCGATTCGAAAGCATCGCCGAAACTGCTACTAAACCCTTCGAGAACGTTGCCGGCCAGCTCATCAAAGTTGCCGAGACTCTTTTCGGCTGCAGCAAGGTATCGCTCCCAATAGCTGCCATTTACCTCAAGCAGATTTTCGTCGCGCTCCTGCTCCAGCCGGATCAGCGCCTCGTTGCGCTTTTCAGCCGTGAGCAGCGTTGCGTCCATGATGGTCTGGCGGCGGCGCTCGTAAGACGCTCGGATGGCCTCCTCTTCGGTCATAAGGGCATCGATGATCGATACCGCTTCCCGATTGGTATTTTCCTCAGCCTCGTTGACCTGACGGAGCGCCTCCGCTTGCTTCTCGTAAGCCTCAACCGCCTGCAAGGCATTGCGAGCACTAGCCAACTGAGACTCTGATGCGCCGCCCATTGACAGCTTGTACAGCGTCGCCTCGGTCGCGCTCATGCCAAGCATCTGCGCCTGCAGCTCAAGAGCCGATACCTGCTGCTTGAGGTTCTTCTCGGATGTCTTGCCGCGTGCACGCTCCGCTTCTTCCAGTCGATAGAGTTGCGTAGCGAGCTGTTCGGCCTCTTCCCGCTCCTCCTTTGTCGCTTCAGCGCCAAGCGATTGAATAGCCGCCAGGCGAGCACGGGCTTCACCTTGCAGCTTCGCCAAGTCCAGCTGCTCGCGCATGCGGGCGATTGCTTTCTGCCCTTCATCGCTGGTTGTAGGCTCTTCTGGGTCGCTCAGTTCGGGCGCCTTGCTGCGCTTCGCGATCTCCTCATCGACCGCCTTCAGGCGCTTGCGGTACTTCTCCAGCGCCTCATCGGCGATCAGTGCCTTCTCTGCGGTGCGCTCCAGCTCTTCACGCCACTCTTGGGCCTTGGCGCTGCCTGGGTAGCGCTCAAGGTTGCCTTTAAGCGTCTCGACGCGAGCATTGAGCGCGGTCAGTTCGCCGGCGGCGCCGCTGGACTCGGTTTCGATCTTGTTCAGCAGATCCGCGCGCAGAGCCCGCAGGGTTGCATCGCCGAGGTCATTGACCGACTCGGTAAGCAGATCGACCGGCTGCTTGGCGTCTCGTGCGTTGGTAGCGAAGGTGTAGAGCGCCCCGGCGGCAAGCAAAACCACGCCAGCAGGACCGCCGAGCAAAGCCATGGCACTGCGCAACCCGCCAGCAACGATGGTGCCGACACGCATTGCGCTGTTGAGTGCGTTCTGTGCTGCGGCCTGGTTGGCTGCAGCCTGAAGCGCCACGGCTTGCGCGGCCGACAGGTTGCGCGCAGCGATCGCGTGGGCGTTGGTGCCCTTGGCGGCCTCGAACTCTGCCCTGGCGACAGCAAGGGCTGCCATGGCCGACTGGCGCTCAGCGGTTGCCCTGGCAGCCGATACAGCCAATGCCTCGCGCTCCTTGGCGATGCGAATGACCGTTGCAGTGAGCGCATGGCCTTGAGTAGCGGTGTAGGCGAGCAAGGCTGTGACCAGCCGCGCGCCAACTGCCACGGCGAGATACTCTGCTGCAGTGCTGATGCCGTCCAGCGCACCCTTCATGGCCTCAGTGTCTTCGCTGAACGCGAGTACTGAGTCAGCGGCCGAGATGATGCTGTTGGTGACGCTCTGGATCGCCCCGCTCTGGTTCTCGAATGCGACGAGAATCGCGGTTGTTGCTGTCTGGGCGCGAACGCCTGCATCGGTAAGGTTGCTCGCCATGTTGGCGGCGGCCTTGGCGTTCTCGTCCAAGGACTTGCGCAGACCTTCGGACAGATCACGCGCAGAGAGTTTCCCGGCGGCGCCCATTGCGCGGATCTCGGCGGCGGAACGACCTGTAGCGGCGGCGATGTCATTGATCACCGACGGCAGGGCACTGGTGATGGTTTCCCACTGATCAGCAGCTACCTTTCCGGTGTTCATTGACTTGGAAAAAGCGCTGATCGCCGTCTCAGCACGCTCGGCGCTGGTGGCGTTCTTCACGAACGCATAGGACATAGAGTCCGTCACGTCCAGCGCCTGCTGAGTCGAGTAACCCATGCTTCGCAGGCTGTCGGCGGTGCGGATGTATAGCTCCTGAGCTTCCGACAGCGAACGGTAAGTGCCATTTGCGGTGGCCAGCAGGCGGCGCTGCACAAGCTCGAACTCGGCCTGACTGCTCGTGGCCATCTGCACGCGCTCGGCCATTTCCTGATAGGTCTGGACCAGGCCAGCAGCGGAGCGAAGCGCGGTCACGGAAACAGCGGCGGCAAGGGTTGTGCCAAGCGCAGCCACGGCGGTCTTCAGCTGCCCGGTAGCAATGGCGTTGCGGCGCGTCTGGCGCTCCAGCTGATCGAACCCACCTTCAGCCTTGCGGGATGCAGCTTCCAGGCGATCCAGATCGCTCGCAGCCTTCAGGCCGCTCGTGCTGTCCACGCTCAGGACAAGGCGGGCGTATTCGGTCATGCTTTTCTCTCCGAGCAATAAAAAACCGCCCGGAGGCGGTTATTTGATCAGGGCTTCCATTCGGACCCCTGCTTTGCATCTCTTTCCTGAGCCAGTCTGTTTGACTCATTAATCATCTGCTGCATTCGGCTCGGCTTTCTGGCCTGGATCAGGGCGACCGCGACACAAATCAGAAAGCCAGTAGCGGCAAGCACGGCAACTGCCAGCACCCACACGCCGTACAAAGCGGCAGCGGCAATAACGACGCCAATCAACCAGGGCGCCAAGATTACGGCGATCAGTGCAAGCAGGCACACGATGATTATCTGCATGGTTCCTCCATTACGAATACGGAGGACTATAGCAAAAAGCCAGCGCAAATCACCGATTCTCAGCCATCGCCTTCAGTGCGGCGCGCTCCATGATCTGGATCGCCTCCAGGTGGTCGCGTTGCTGCTTGCGCTTGACGCGGTTCATTCGAAACAGCGACTCAAGGGCCGAGTAGTCAAGCCCTGTCGGCCCATTCATGCCCATGCGCCATTGGGTCTGCATCGAAAGGAAGATGTCGAATACCTGCCAGTTCTCTGGCCAGATTCCGAACCGCTCTTCCGGGAAGTCTTCGGGGCGAAGGCCGAAGCGGGCCATCTCTTCGGGGTCGGCGTCCTTCCTGAAAAGCCGCTCGACCGCCCCCTCTAGTTTCCCCGGCGGCCGTCCACCAGGGCGGTGATGTACGCGGAGAAGATGGCTTTCGGGGCCATGACGTAGTTCTTGCACAGCAGCTCAATGCTGGCGGCGCAGAATTCTTCTTCGAGATCCCACCCGGCGAGCATTTCGCCGAGCAGTTCGGGGTCGCTGATCTTCTTGTTCTTGATCAGCGCGTCGAGGCTGTCCTTGTCGCGGTGCTTGAACTCGAATACCGGCTTGGCGACCTGGCCATCAGGCAGCGGGATTTCTACCGGCGCCTTGAAGGTTGGATTCGGGGTCAGGGTGAATTTCACGCTCATGGATCGTCCCTATCTGGAAAGAGTAGGCCCGCCGAGTGACGGGCCTTGCTGCGTTAGGCGGCGTAGCGCATGGGCTCGGAAGTGAGCGACACGGTGCTCTGCAGGCCCATCAGCTCGTTCTTGGTGAGCGTCGGGGTCTTGTTGAGGGTCACGTAGCCGTTGTAGAAGATCGCGGAGCTGGACGGCAGCACGACCGAGACGGCGCGCGGAATGCGGTCGTCGTTGGCATCGGACAGGATGCTGTACCAGGGCAGCTCGGCGTCGTCGCCGATGGTCATGGCGAAGCTGGACGCGCTCTTGACGGTCGGGATCTGGTGCTCGACATCCTCCTCGAGGAACGAGTAGGTGACGAACTGCTGCTCGCCGCCGGAAGTGGTGAACTCCAGAACCTGGGTGATCTGCTGCCAGGTGCTGACCTTGCGCACGGACCCGGCACCGCCGCCAGCCGGGTACAGGTTGGTCGAGGCGGTGTTGATTCCTTCCAGCTCGAAGGTGTCGGCTGTCACGTTGGCGACGCGGGCGACGCGGCTGTTCAGGCGAGACCAGCCGGAGGTGACTTCGACGATATCGCCATTGGCCAGGCCGTGACCAACTGCCGAGGCGACAGCAGGGTTGGCGTTGGATACAGCGGTGACTGTGATCGGCGCGGCATACGCGGAAGCGATGGATACTACGGCGCCGTTGGGGAGCGATACGGACATTTGGTATTCCTCTGGGTATAAAAAAACCGCCTTTCGGCGGCTCTGGATTGCCCAACGGGCGGTTAAATCGTGTCGGCCCGGTAGGTGAAGCTCACCGGGAGCATGAAGTGGGTATCGCCATCATCCGGCGGGCCTTCACTGCAGGGGCTCGTGATCTGCATGGCGAAGCTGCCAGACGTAAGGCGATCGTTCAGCTGGAACAGCTCGGCGAGGTCAGCGGCCAGCGTTTCCGCCTCTGTCGGACCCTTGCCTTTCGGCACGAACACGCTGATCTGGCACACGCCGCTGTACTCGCGGTGCGCTCCGGCCAGGTCGGCGCTGTCGGTCGGCGCCTTGAGCAGGTTGAAACGAAGGTACTGGCCGGCGGGAGGCGCGAATTGAACGTTCTCCCACGCGACCGGCAACGTGCGCGCCGTGGCGAAGGCGTTCAGCCTGCCCTGAAGCAGCGAACGAATCAGCTTATGAGACATGGTCACACCTTGTTCTTGGCGATGGCCTTGGCCACGATCTTTTGCACGCGGGCGAAGTTGATTCGGACCATGCCCTGCGGCGCCTTCTTGCTGCTGCCGAATTCGAGCGAGTAAATGTAGGGAAGGTTGTTTGTCAGGAACACCTCCTGCCCCGCCCCTTCTGGGGTTCTGGCCTGAACCTCTCCGATAGCCTGCGCACCACTCTTGTCGTCACGCTCGATCTCGTTTGGCGTCGGCTGGCCGACCGATGTCTGCCAATTCCCGCGCGCCCTTCCAGTTTTCACCGGTGTCGCCAGGATCACGCCGCGAAACAGCTCAAGCGTGGCCACGCGGGTGATCTTGTTGTGCGCCTCGGTCGTCTTCGTGGCGAAGCGCCGGATATCGCCTGAAAAGCTCATGTCACTTCCTCAGCTGGACAGCCCACGTTGCGCCGGCAGGATCTTGCTCGACGCGGACAACCAGCATCCCGTCCAGCGTGTCGCCCATCGCAGGCGCCCGCGTGACTTCCGTTTGCAGGGCCAGCAACTGCAGGTCAGTAGCCAGAATCAGCGTGCCGTCGATCTGATCGAGCCGGTAGCCACTGAAAACACCGCGCCCGGTGTACGGCACGTCACTTGGCGTTACTGATCCTGTAACAGGGTCGTATGCCGCATCTCCGGCATGCGAGGCCGTGAAGGCGCGAACGGCGTCCGACAGGTCAGTATCGAACGCCTCGGCTAGATCGGCCGTCAGATCATCACGCAAGCCCATAACTACCCCCGAACCAGCTTTATCTGGTTGGCTGGGCCGAGCAGCGGAGCCAACAGGGCCAGCGCGAAGGCTTCGCCTGCGGTGACCTTGCGGGCATTGCTCGCATAGGTCTTGCTGCTCGACACGCCACGCACCTCTACCGACTTGCTCAGCACTCCGGTTTCGGATGCCGCATAGAGGTTGCCAGCAGCCGCCTCGCGTGCGATTTCTGCCCCTGCCTGCACAACGGCAGGGGGAACCTCGGAAAACGCCTGCAGCGGCTTGGCGTTCAGCCAGGTGTTAGCCATCAGCACCGCACGGGCTTTCTTGTCCTCGGCAGCCCAGTCGGCGCCCAGCAGTTCGTCCACCTGCGCGATGGTGATGTACTCGGTCATGGGTTATCCCTGCGGAGCTTCATCAAGCAGTTTTGCCAGTTCGGCACGCTCGGCGCTGTCTTCGAAGGCGATGCCCTTCTCGGTCAACTTGGCCTTGATGTCATCGACGCGAAGGCCATGGGAAGGTTTGCGGCCAGTGCCACCTGCTTCCGGCTCGCCATCAGCATCTTTAGGCTTGAACTGGATATCGATGATCTTGAAGCCCTGGCTGCGCAGTTCGGCCTTGCGCTCGCGCGACACCGGGTGTTTTTCGTATGCAATCTTCTGTTCGGACATTTCAGTCTCCAGAGAAACGGGGCGAGCCGGAGCCCGCCCCTAACGGTTACTTGGTCGCATCACCGATGGTGATCACGCCAGCGCTCGACTTCACGCTGTTAACGAACAGGTCCCAGTTGGAACCGGTCGCCAGCTCGGCGTTGGTCGGAGACTTGCCGCCGTTGGCGATATCCCATGCGTAGCCCTTGAGGCCCAGACCGAAGCTGTAGTCGGCCTGGAACGTGGTTTCAATACGCTCCTTGCCGTTGCTGGTTTGGACACTGGTGACCACGTCGCTGCCGTCGTGGACGATCGCGGCGGAGTCGGCCAGGCTGAGGACCTTCTGCTTGTTCGGCGTGCCAGTTTCGTACAGCGCCGGGGCATCGGTAACGATCACCGGGCGGCCCAGGATGTCGACGATGTTGACCGACTGGCTGTTGAACAGCTGCGAGGCGTTGGCCAGGTTTTGGTTGACCAGCTTGTGGAACACCTCGCCGGTCATCACCTGGGCCACGAGCAGGCCGGAGGCGTCGCCGAACTTTGCGTGAGCACCGTTGATCGCGCCGTAGGTCACGCCTGCAGTGGCGGACACGTCGTTGGTGGCACCGGCCACGTTGCTGATCGCGGCAACCAGGGCAGCGATAGCGGTGTTCAGCTGGTCGGCCATGATGGCTTCGGACAGGTTGCGGGAGATGACTTCCAGCGCCTCGGCCGGGTTCTTCTGGATCCACGACAGCTGGGACGGCTCCCAGAGGATCGGGCCGAAGCCGCCGGCGACCTTGACGCTGTTGGCCTGAACCTGCGCGAGCGCGGTGGCGGACTGGGCGTTGTTGGTGGCGTAGCGGTCGACGCGACGCTGAGCGGAGTGCAGACCAGCCCACAGGGATTCCTGCAGGAAGTCGCCGTCGATGCCCTGCGGGGTCAGGCGGATCGCGCCATTCGACGCGGCGTTGAACTTCTCGACCATCTGGGCGATGGTTTCGACGGTGGTGTTCTTCAGGTACTCGTTGAACACCTTCATGTCGGACAGTGCCATTGGCTATTTCCTCTTACGCGTTCTGGATTTGGGCGTTGATCGCGGCCAAGCGCTCTTCTTTGCTGCCGCCGAGATTGCCCTTAGGCTTGGGGGGCTGACCGTTTCCGTTCGGAGCGCCGCCGCCGTTGGCACCGGAACTCTTAAGGATCGTGTCGCGATAGGGGTAAGCGTCGACGAGGGTTTCCAGCGCCTCATCGAAGTCGGCCAGCTCACCCGGGCGCGCACGGCTGAAGATCTTGTTGCCGTTGGCGTCATAGGCGACGACCTTGCCGTCTTCGATCTTGAAGCGATTCCCGAAGGTGGCTTGCACCATGTCAGCCGGGACAGCCAGCTTCTCGGCGATGACCTTGGAGCGAGCGAAGCTGCCGCCGATCTTCTCGCCGTACAGTTGCTGCTCGAGGGTCTGCGCCTTGGTGTTGGCTTCGTCCAGCTGGGCCTGAAAGGCTTTGCTGATCTCCGACTTGACCTTCTCGACTTCGCCGGCATCGATCAGCCGCTTCTGGTCGAGGCTTGCGACGGTTTCCAGCGCCTTGCGCGCAGCTGCCGGGTCTTCCAGACCCTCGAAAGCCTTGAGGGCCTTCTTGGCTTCGTCACGCTGCTGGAAAGCCTTCTCTGCCTCGCCTGCCAGGTACTGCGCACGGCTAGTGAGTTGGGCGACATCCACCGCCAGCTCCTTGCCATCATCGTGCACGTAGACCGGCTTACCCTCTTGCAGGACTGCGTTGCCGTTTTCGTCAAGCTTCAGTTTCATCTCGTCTTTCTCCGGCCATCCGGCCATTGCGTTGAGCCATCCGGCCCGGTGGCGCCCCGTCCCATCCGAAACTGCGGGCATAAAAAAGCCCCGCACGATGGCGAGGCTCTAGAAATGGAAAACCCGGCGCGGGGCCGGGTCTGGTGTCGCTATCAGGTCAGCAGAGCACTACACGCTCGCCTTTCATAAAGCACGACGCGCACAGGATCTGCTTCGTCCCGCCCTGCGCCTTGCCGGCCTTGTAGAGCATGCCGATTTTGGTTTCCAGCACCTCGCGCGAGCCGCATCGCCCGCACTGGATCATGCTCGCCGGCTTTGGCATGGCGCGCATTCGTTTGCGCACTTGCTCTGCCGGGCTATCCGGTGCAGGTGTGCCGTCGATGACGTGGAGTTTCGGCTTCTGATCGCTCATTTGGCCATCATAGCCCAGCCTTGGCGAAGGCAGCAGCGTCTCTTTCGCGGAGTTCGTCGAGCGACAGGTAGATGCCCTTGTCGTTGTAGAAGCGATCCATCTTCAGCCCGCCTTGGCGCATCAGCTTGCCGCGTGCCGGGCCGAGGATTTGATCCTGCCGTGCTGCGCTCTGCTCGGATAGCCATTG